GGAACTGCCCATGTACCTTCTTGTACAGTTGAATCAGTTAGTTTATCTCTACCCCATTTAAATTTACCATCTGCGCCTGGTTTCATACGTTTAGTAATTTCTCCATTTACACCTAGTCCATCGTTTTTACGTGCATCTGCTTTTGCTGCATAAAATGGATTATCTGCATGTGTATATGAACTATCACCTGATACTTTACGTACTGCGTCTTGTGGCATTGAAGCATTGCTTTTGCCTACTTTAATAGCGTTCGCTGTACTTGCTACTTTATTGTAACGATCTTGATAGTTTTCTACTTGGTATGTTTTACCATCTACTTTAAATTCTTTTTTGCCTTCTTTTCTGGCTTTTTCTAATTCACCTGAGAATTCATTACCTTCACCAAAGTTTTCATCGTCATCACCATAATCGCCATCTTCACCTGGGTGGTTCATGTCGTTGTGTCTACGGAAGTCTGCTACGAAATCTTTAATTGTGTCGCCATCTAAATAACGAATTAATTCGCCAAGTACTGGATGATCTGAATCACATCCTAAATCATCGCATAGATCTAAAATTGGATCTGCAAATTCTCCAACTGCTTCAGTTGTTGCTGGAATTTCTTCTTTCATTTCTCGTTCTGCTGGAGCCTGGCTTTGAGCTCTGTCTGTGCCGTGGCTAGCAAGTCTTAATATTCTGTCTAAATCACTCATTGCCTTTTTCCTTTTCTTTTTTGAGTTTCGCTAACTCTTTAATAAATTTACTGTTGTATTGATCACCGTAATGATCTTCTGCTTTAACTTTTTCTGCCTCGGAGTAATCACCATCTTCTAGTACGCTCTTAACTTGTAAGCCTACTGCTGGAATTGCTTCGTCTGGTTCATGTGCACCTTTTACTTTAAGTACGCCATCTGCTAGTCCAAGCATATTACGGATGTCATTTTGTATTTGCCATCCACTAGCAACTCTGTCACAATCAAATTCGTATGTAAATACTTCGTACCCTCTGGCTTTAGGAAAATCACGTGGTGTACTTTGTAACATTGTTTTCTTCACAGCACCGAGTCCTTTAGAGTCGTATTTTCCGAGGTGCTTCTCTATGCGATCACATTGATCGTCAGTTAATTCATGTATAGTTTTAATTTTAAAACTCCACGTTTTTTTAGCTTCCGTTAAGTATTGTGTGTACGATTTCATTGCTATGTATTCTCCTATTAATACTATTTATCTTTTTCGGGCAATTGTTTTAAGATTTCTGCAAGCATATCCGTTCTATTACCAATAATACGCCCTTCTGTGCCTTCTGGTTCGTCTAATCCTAATTCATTGTTCTTTTGTGCTACATATGCATCGATTTTTTCACTGTCTTTTTCAAGTCTAGCTTGTCGCATTTGCAATTCTATCATTTTCAGTTTTTTGTCCATTTTAGCTTGCTTTGCTTGTAATGCTGCTGATATCATTTTACTTGCACTATCAAATATAGGTGCTGCATGTCTATCTTCAACATTTTTTCCCAAGTCAACTAATTCATCAAATGTTTCCATGGCTTTTTTTGCATATTCGTCCATTTCTCTATCTAACTGTTCTAAACCTTCAACTGTAGGTAATGCAATATTAGCACGTTCTACCATACTCATTTCACCCTTATATTCAGCTATTTCATTTTTAATATCTTCAGTTGTAGGTTCTATATGCTCTGCCTCTTCTCCAGGCATTAAGTCATCTAAATCTGGTAAGTTTAGTTCTTCTTCTAATTTTTTTGTCATGTTACTTTTCCAATTATACTAGTACTTATCCTTTTAAAATTCTACTTTTTTCTCTTTTTCTTAGAATTTTGAGGTTTGTTAAATATCTGATGTTCTGTTATTACTCTAAAGCCCATACCTTGTGATTTACACCAAGCATGGCATGCTGTCCATTTAGCTTGATTAACTACTGCCGCTGCTTTCTGTGCTTGCGTTCTTGCTTCTGCTATTGTTTGACTAGCAGGCTTTATTTCAATCATTTCAGCATGATTTTTTCCATTCTTATCTTTATACACAATAAGTAAATCTGGAACATATGTTGTTTGTTTTCCTGTTAATGGATTCTTATATGGAATTCTATGTGTTTCGCTACCCCAACCTAATATAGCTGGATGATTATCACACATACGCATAACTGCTAGTTCCCACCCACTTCTGTATTGTGGTGCTCGTTTACCTATATATTTGTCTGGCTGTTGTGGGACAAATTGTCCCCTTTGAAACTTTGGCATTAACTTGGGCCGTTTGCAGGAGCTGGTACTTTGTAAGATACGCCATCAATGTTTCTAATTTTTTCACCTTTTTTAAGTGTTCCGTCCCATTTTTCTAATTGTGGCTTATTAGTTTTAACAACGGGTTTATGTGTTCCTTTAGCAGGTGGCACTAACGCTGTAGTAAATTCTTCAGCATGTTGAAATACTTCATAATTATCTTCATTTCCTTCTTCAAATGGATCTTCGTCTTGAAAACCAGCATCTGGTGTGGCAGTGTCATCCATAAAAGGAGGCGGTGGTGATGTTCCATCACTTATAATATTATAACCTTCATATGAAAACGATACTCTAAATACCGATGCTGAACTATCAGCATAGTCAAGTGTATCAGTGTCAACGTTTGTAATATATGGGTTAAATATTTCTATTGTATTTGATCTATTAGCTGTATCTTTTCTAATAATCTTTAATGTAGTAATAAAGTTTCTACTGGCTGGTAGTTCTAATCCCTTCGGGGCTTGTAACCACGAAGCATAATCCTCATCATTCATTGGACCAGCAAAATAATATCTTGCATAGTCCTTTAGAAAGTCTTCAAAATAATGATCTTTTGTATCATACGCTGTTAGAGTAATAGGAGTGTAATCTATACCAGTCTGTACAATATTTTTAGCATTATATTTGTTTAATGTCTGCGTTCTATATGTGAACGTAGGCATTTGAATATTAGCAATGCGTGTCAAATCTAGAGGTCTTGGACTTCCTACATAATTCAAGGATACAGTAAACGAATACTTATTTCTTGGTATTGCGTCTATTTCACCTTGAACTGATGATTGTCCATATATATAATAACCTGCGTCACCTATTGCCATTTTAAAGTTCCTTACTTATTAAAGTGTAGAACCAGTTTGTGAAATATCGTTAGATGCTGTTCCGTTACTTAATTGATCTGAACCATCAATCATGTGTAGTGCGTTATCAAAACGAACTGATAATGTAACTTGTACCATGCTTGAATCTGCATAGTTTAAGTCTCCATACTGTACGTTAGTAATGAAGCAACCTTGTAATTCCCATGCATCAAAAGTTGTTGGCGATGTTGTGCCATTTGCACCATCTAGTGTTTCAATCTTAACACCAAATTTATATGCACTACCTGAGATTGCACTTGATTGATCTGCATGATCAACTTGTTTGTTTAGTTGGTTACCTAATTTTTTAATAACATTTGATTTCATATCATCACGGAATACAATTGTTACTGGATCCCATGTATGCTTACCTGCAAGGTACATTTTTGAGTTATATGAATCAACTACCACTTCCTCGTGTGTTAAATTTGGTCTGCCTGTGCTAATAACATTCTGTGTAACTTCATCAGTTCCAGTCGCTCCGCCTAAGTTACTAAATGTAACTCTGAAACGATATTGTAGCTTCGGCATTAGTGTAGTTCCTGCACTTGCGTCAGTTGGTACACCAAAATTTGTAATTACGGCCATTTTGTTTTCTCCTATAATACTATACTGTAGTATCTTCTTGTTATATTGTATTTATCAAAACAACGCTCAAAAAGATAGGTCACTTTAAAAAGTAACCTATCTTTGGTATTTTTATTGATTGATTATACAACCCAGCCTTCTTGAGCGATAGTTTCGCCTAGTTGGTTTGCTGATTGTCCCAAATGGACACTTGAATCATTTCCTAAAATATATGTTTTGAACTCTGCAACGTCTGCTTCAGTTTCAAATTGGTATTTGATCCATATTTTAGTATCAATTAATTTATATTCCATAACGATATCAATTTCACCTGGTGTGAAACCTGCAATTGCGTCAGAAATAGCTTGGTGAGCTGAAGATGATTTAAACTGATCTATTGAAGTCCAATCACCCGGTACTCTTCTAATTTTATTAGTTTCCATAATAGTTCTCCTTTTAATATTATTAACTATGAATTAACGTCTTACGAAAGTTCGCCAGTGTTTACAATTCTAATTGGAATGTAAATAAATTCTGCTGATTTTGTAGGCTCAATTGCTACGTCAACATAAAATTCATTTGCATCAATTCTTGCTGGTGTGTTGTTAGTTTCATCACACACAACTGCAAAATCGTAAATACCACGCTGTTGTAAAATGTTAGCTAGGAAACCATCAAATACTGCTTTAGCATTTGTACGTGTTCCTACATCATTTGGTTCAAATAAGAACGGTCTTGAAATAACTGCAAAACGCTCTCTTAGATAAGCTGTAAGTCTAGCTACGTTCACTCTGTCTAATGCTGAAGCACTTGTATGAAGTGATTTTTGACCAAATACAACAACGCCCTCTGCCGGGAATCTTGCAATTGGGTTCATTTTGTTATCATACATTGCATCTCTAGAACCTTGTGTTAGTGCTAACTTAACAAACTCGTCTTCGCTATTTAAGTAACCAACGTTTGATGCGTTTTGTACAACACCACGTGTTAAACCTGCTGGTGCAAACCATTGGAATGACACATTATCACTGTATGCATATGTGTATAATGCAATGTGTGATGCTGGTGCAACAACGCTATCGCCTGTTACTGGATTTGTAGTTAATGCGTGTGGGTAGTAAACTGCTGAATAAGTATTCTTAGTTACTAGTCCTTTTTCACCATTTTCAGTTGCCGCTGTTCCTTGAATCCAAGAAACTGCTTCTGTTTGATTTAAACGGAATGGAGCATCAACAATAACAAATGCTGTTTCGTCTTTGTCGCTGTTTAGTGTTACCATTTCGTCGTATAGTTCTGGATATGCTGGAGCTGCAATTAAACGGAATTGAACTGTGTCTTCACGTAGTTCTGATTTCGCTGCTGATGCTTGCATAGCTGTTGTAACAACTTTACGCTGTGCTAATCTACCAAACGAACCTGAGCCGTCAGCTGCATTGCTTGCTTTATTACGCCATTTCCAAGTTGTTGTTAATGAACTATCATATTCTCTAACTGTGCTACCTGATCTACACATGTTAATACCAGTTATTCCAACTGGATGTATTAGTGGATCTGGTGCACCTGCTAATAGTGTACTTTCAAAAGCACCTGCTGTTGTATCAAGGTCAGTAATATCACCAAATACAATACCTGCACTTGTGCTTTGATCTGTGCCATCTTTTAGTACCCATGTTGTACCGTTATGTCTGTAAATTACAGGATAACCGTCTGCATCTGTATCAATCCAATAATCACCATCTGCTAACGATCCGCCATTTGCGTCTGTAGTTGGAGCAGTAGTAACATATTGTACATCTGATACACGTTGCCATTTTTGAGTTCCTGAATCGCTTACTACTTCGTAGATTGCTAATTCATTTACATCTGGATCAAACCAAATTGTACCATCTGTTGGATTACCTACTGGTGCTGTTGCTTTTACTTCCATTACAAAACCGCCAGTTGCTACTGTTGCGTCTGTTGCAATGTTATCCCAATCGTTACCAATACTGTCGTAACGTTTAATTGCGATATCTGAAGTAGCTGTGTCTAACCAAATGTCACCATCTGTTAGTGTACGTGCTGTTGCTGATGAACCATCTGCAAACGTGTCGCCTGTAACACCCGTTGGTGCTGAAGCTTGTGCATATGTTACACCTTGTGTAACGAATGAATCTGCTACTGTTGTAAATAATTGTAAATCTACATTTAATCCGCTACCTGGTGTTGTTGTTTTAATCCACACGTCACCTATGCTTGGTGAAGCTGGTGCAGAATAGTGTGGTGCGAAAGTTGGTGAAACTGCTACCCATGCTGGATTAACATCACCTACGTAGTATTCAATTTTTGTGTCTGCTGTAGAATTTGCTACTGCTACAAGGAATTCGCCTTGTACTGCTGCTGTGCTTGGAGCACTGCCATCTGTAAGTTCTACTGTTGGAGTTTTTTCTACCCAACCTGCTGCTGAATATTCGAATATACCCCAACTTGAAGTTGAAGGTTTTACCCAATATGTATTATTTGCAGGATTACCTGTTGGTTCTGCTGAAAGTGGTCTCAATGCTGTTAAGTCTACATCAGAACGTACAATGTACGCAGCTGAACTTTGACCTAAAAATGAGTATGCTGCCAATAAACCGTATTCGTTAGTTTCATCACCCTGTGATACTGTGCCACTTACCTTACGGAAGTCAACATTACCAAAATATTGAGTTAATTCTCTTTGTGATGTAACTAGAACAGGTTGGTTTGAATTTGCAGACTTTGTGAATTTTGCAATACCATCGGTTTCAGTTAGGGTTGGATCAACCTTGTCCTGACCAGTGGCAATGAAAATCATTGGTACAGTACCGGCACCGGCTGGACCGTAAACTGATTCGTCTGTTACTGTTACCTGGACGCCAGGTGAAACAAGATTTGCCATATTATAGCTCCTTTTCTATTTTAGAATATTATCTAAATTGTTATCTACATGTATTT